GCAAGATGTCTGGCTCACCCGCAAGGGCGCGGTCCGCGCCAGCGCCGGAGAGCTCGGAATTATTCCGGGATCGATGGGCGCGAAGTCCTTCATCGTGCGCGGCAAGGGCAATGCGGATTCGTTCGAGACTTGCTCGCATGGCGCCGGCCGCGCCATGTCGCGCAATGAGGCGAAACGCCGCTTTACGTTAGCGGATCACGCTTGCGCGACCGCGCATGTCGAGTGCCGCAAGGACGAAGGCGTCCTCGATGAGACACCCGGCGCTTACCAAGACATCGACGCCGTCATGGCCGCGCAGGCTGACCTCGTCGGAGGTGAGGGCAGCCTTCTCGCTTACCCAGGCCGCAGCACATAGACGATGCGGTCGGCGATCATGTCGCGGGTCTTGGCGGCGTAGGCGGCCATTTGCGGCGAGGTTGCGTGCACCGGCAACGCCCCGGGGCTCTCCCATTTCTCAATCACGACAAAGGCGTCTGGACCGGAATTTGGTTTGCAAGCCGCCGATGCCCTCCGCGTTAATCGCGGGCCCGTACTCGATGCACCCGCTTCTCGGCGGGACCCGCCACGCGCAGCTGCCTACGGGGGTCCTGTTGAGGGCTGGGCTCAGCCCCGCGGTTAAGGTTCTCGATCTCAAAGAGCGGCTTCGGTACCGCAGATGCGGCAGGAAGTGGCGGGCCGTCGTTTCGGTCAAGTGGTGGGGGCAGGGGCAGAGAGCGGCGCCTCGACCCCGCGGTTGGGCTCCATCGCTGTGTGTCCGGAAAAACGGCAGAGCTCTTCCGGTAAAAACCAGGCTGGCGGGACTCTACGGTGGCCCAGGAACCGAAAGTTTGTTGACTCTCTGCTGGAGGGGGCAGTCTGCTGCGAACTCGTCTCTGAAAAGGGGTTGGACCGCTGGAAAGTTAAGCCACGATTCCAGGGTGTTTATGGATGATGACGGCAGCGTAAAGGCGCCGTTTCACGCTCAAATTCGCCAACAATTTTGTCTGTGTCTCGCACAGCCCGTTGTGCTGCTTCGGCCGTAAACTGCTGAAAAGGCGTTGTTTTGGCCGACATGGGGCTTAGTCCCTAGTGAATTTACCGTCTATAAAAAGGGCCGGCGGGCCGCGCAACTAACGAATTCAACGAAAACCTCACATAGATCAGTTACTTAAGATCGCAACCCGGCTCTGCGAATTTACCGTGATGTTGCCCGCCTCGTTCACTCGCTGTTGGCTGCGGTAGAACTCTCGAGAGATGGTTCGGGTGCAGTTCGATCGCGTCGCGTTGGGGTGGTCAGCATCATGCGATAAAAACACGATTGACATATAAACACACAATTGTTATACCAGCATTCCGATCGTTATGCTCCCGTTTTGGCATGATGTCAACCACCAACACAAAAAGAGGTTGCGAATCGTATCCTGAAGATGATGACTATATAGATAATTTTCTACTGCCATATTGCTCTAACCATATTGGGCGGCGTCGGCCGTCCGGAGAGGTACCAATGACAGCAACGGATAAAACGCCCGCCGAGGCGAGCCTGACACGGCCGTGGCCCGCTGACCAGGTGGAGCGGTGGCCGATCGAACGGCTGATACCTTACGCGAACAACCCGCGGCTTCACAGCGAGGCCGACCTCGATAAAATCGCCGCGTCGATCCTTAAATGGGGTTGGACGAACCCCGCGTTGGTCGACGAAAACGGCACGCCGATTGCGGGCCATGGACGTGTCGCGGCCGCGGCAAAGCTGAAACTGACCTCCATCCCGGTGATCGTCGCGCGCGGGTGGAGCGAAGACGAGAAGCAGGCCTATCGCTTAGCCGACAATGAGCTCGCGGCGCGGGCGAGCTGGGACACCGATCTGCTCCGCAACGAGCTGCGTCTTCTCCAATTTAGCGGTTTCGACCTCGACCTGATCGGCTTTGAGCCCGACCGGCTGCAAGAGATCCTGGCCGGCTTGGGGTCGAGCGGGCTGACCGATCCCGACAGCGTCCCGGAAGCTCCCGATCAACCCGTCACTCGGCCCGGCGACCTGTGGCTCTTGGGCGACCACCGGGTTGGCTGCGGCGACAGTACCAGCGCGGCAGATGTCGAGCTGGTGCTGGCGGGATCGCAGCCGCACTTGATGGTCACCGATCCGCCCTATGGTGTCGGCTACAACCCGTCGTGGCGAGCGCGCCGCGGCTGCAGTGCCGGCAAGCTCGCGCGGGGGAAGGTGCTCAACGACGATCGAGCTGACTGGCGGCAGGCGTATGCGTTGTTCCCGGGAAATGTCGCCTATGTCTGGCATGGGGCGATGCACGGCGACATCGTCGCCACCGGTTTGGCGGCTTGCGGGCTGCAGGTGCGCGCTCAGATCGTCTGGGCCAAGCAACATTTCACGTTGAGCCGCGGCAATTATCACTGGAAGCACGCATGCTGCTGGTATGCCGTACGCGAGGGCAGGTCTAGCCACTGGCAAGGTGACCGCACCCAGACGACGCTCTGGGAGTGCCCCAACAACAATCCTTTCGGCAACCGACAGCGAGAGCACAGCTGGGGGCATGGCACGCAAAAGCCGGTCGAGTGTATGCGCCGCCCGGTGGTCAACAACAGCCGGCCCGGCCAGCTGGTCTATGACCCGTTTCTCGGCTCGGGCACGAGCCTGATCGCGGCCGACATGACCGGCCGGGTTTGCTGCGGTCTCGAGATCAGCCCCAGCTATGTCGATGTCATTTTGCGGCGCTGGCAAGCCTTTACCGGACGCATTGCGATGCACCAAGCCTCGGGTCAGTCGTTCGACGAGCGCGCCGGCCGTCAGGAGCAAGATCAGTCGAGGTCGGACAATGGCTAGGAAAGCGTTTGTCGTCAATGAGGCGGTGCGCGAACAGGTGCGCCATTTGGCTGGGGTCGGTGTTCGGCAAGACGATATCGCCAGGATCATCGGGTGCGCGCCGAAGACGCTGCGCAAACGGTGTCGCGAGGACCTCGATCGCGGCGTTGCCGAGGCCAATGCAACAATCGCCGGCTATCTGTTTGCTGCCGCGAAGGCGGGCAACATCGCGGCGATCATTTTCTGGCTGAAGACGCGGGCGCATTGGCGCGAGCGGACGGCAGCGGACGGGGCTGCTCCAGCTGCGGACGGCGAGCCGGATTCCGGAATCTTGTTGCTGCCCGACAACTGTCGAGATCACGACCTAACTGCAGCGCTGCGCGAAGCGCAACAGCAGTTCTTCGCCAAGAAACGGCGGCAGCGGCAGCCGCCATGATCCAGCCAGTGAGCTCGCCTTGCCATAAGGGCGGATTGGTGCCGAGTGAAGGGATCGCGGCCATTTGGCCCGACGACGGCCATGATCCGCTTGAGGGGTCCACGAACGGTGCATGAAATGTTGTCGTCGCTCTGCGCCACAATCTCGCCGCTACCCGGACCGCAGACCGAGTTCTTGCGAACCCCCGCCGATATCTGCATATATGGCGGTGCGGCGGGTGGCGGGAAAACCGTCGGACTGATCCTGGAGCCGCTGCGCTATGTCAGTCAGGTGCCGGGGTTTACTGCGGTGTTCTTCCGCCGCACGACACCCGAAATCACCAATCCCGGCGGATTATGGGATGAGAGCCTGAACTTCTATCCGCGGTTCGGTGGCATCCCGCACCACCGTGCCCACGTATGGCGTTGGCCACGAGGCGGCAAAATCAAATTTTCCCATCTCCAGTTGGACAGCACAGTTTATCGCTGGCAGGGCAGTCAGATCGCGCTGATCGGCTTCGACGAGCTAACCCATTTCACCGCACATCAATTCTACTTTTTACTGAGCCGCAACCGCTCGACCTGCGGTGTCCGGCCGTACATCCGCGCGACCTGCAACCCCGATGCCGACAGCTGGGTCGCCGACTTCCTAGCCTGGTGGATCGATCAGGAGACCGGGCTTCCGATCCCGGAGCGTGCCGGCGCTTTGCGCTATTTCATTCGCGTCGCGGAAAAGACCGTATGGGCCGATCGACCGGAAGAGTTGATGCACCAGATGACACGTCGGCAGGATCTGCCGCCCGGTGCCCCTCCGCTGCGCCCGATCAGTGTCACCTTTATCCCGGCCAACGTGCACGACAACCCGGCGCTGCTGCGCATCAACCCGGAATACCTCACCTGGTTACTGTCGCTGCCATTACTCGAGCGCGAGCGGCTGCTCGGCGGCAACTGGAAAATTCGGCCGGCCGCCGGGCTGTATTTTAAGCGGGAGTGGTGTGCCGTCGTCGATCAGGTCCCGACGGACCTCGAGGTCGTGCGCTATTGGGATCTGGCAGCCACCGAGAAAAC